TTGGACTGCACTAAACTCCCCAAGGATTCCCTTAGCTTCATCCAGTACAATTTTTGCTTCATCGCATGAGAGACCAGCTTCGGAGAATTTGTTTATTATTTCGGAAACAAGTTCTCCGATTTTCTCTCCGTCAAAAACATTTCCATTGTTAAACTGAACACTTTGAAAATGCATCTCAGCTTACCTCCTTCCGCTCATCTGTTGCAAACAGATAGTCAAGTGTCTTGTCTGGGAACATTAATTGTTTTATAAGCACACATTCTTTTAATGAAAGAGAACTCTTTCCGTTTAACTTAAAAGAAAGTGTCGTTGGTGTTACCCCTAACATTTCGGCCATCTGCAATTGGGTTATCTTGGATCTTGCCATTTCAGCTTCCAAGTTAGGAAACATTCCATCACCTCCATCTCTTTGTTACGAATTTTCGTGATTACATTTACAGTATATACGAATTTTCGTGATTGTCAATATGTTTTTCTCGAATTTTTGAGATATTATTTTTAATTTGCGTATATTTATATTGATTTTTCGAGATTTCAATGCTAATATAGCGTTAAAGATACAGAGAAAGGTAGGCATTATATATGCAAGAATTAGAATCTAAGATAAAAGAATTAATAATATCCAGATATGGAAGCTTAAAGAAATTCTCAGAGAAAATAAATATGCCTTGGACTACTTTAGACAGTATCTTAAAAAGAGGAATTGCAAATTCTAACATCACAAATGTCCTTAAAATAACACGCGAATTAGGACTTGACGCTGAAAAGCTTGTCGATGGAGAATTATTATTTGCGTCTAACGAACCCACCACCCTTGCAGCTCATTTTGATGGCGAAGAATACACCGAAGACGAGCTGGACGAAATTCGCCAGTTTGCTGAATTTGTGAAAAACAAAAGGAAATAATTGGCAGATCTGCCAGAATGTACATTGACAATATAATATATTTACCCAGGGAACTGGGGGACGTGCTCTTTGCCTAATCCGGACACCTTACGGAGGAGGTGAAGTTTATGAGCGATTACGAGACATTTATGATTATGTTGACTTTTGCTAATTTAATCGTAGCCATACTTACATATGCACATAAAAAATAGCCGTCCTAATCTTTGGCGAGATCAACGGCTATTTTTTAGCTAACTATTTTCGCTGGGTTGGGTGAAGTGCAGTCACCTTCCAGCTCCCTTGTTAAATATATTATATGTCACTCTGAAATATTTGTCAATTTTCTTTTTTCCTGAAGCAGCTGTACAGATTTTTGTACACGTATTGAGATATACTAGAGCGGGAGGTGTTTATATGAGCACATATGAGGAATTACAAGACCAAGCCTGCGCGGATGGTATAGACGTAATGGACTATGAATTTAATAGTCCAAACATAAAAGGCTTATATTGTAACAATACTGTAGCTATCAGCAAATCCATTGCTACCCAGGCTGAAAAATCCTGTGTCCTGGCCGAAGAGCTTGGTCACCACTACACGACTGTCGGTAATATTATTGATCAGACTGAGGTCAGCAACCGAAAACAGGAATACAGAGCCCGGCTCTTTGGTTACAACCTCAAGATCGGACTGATCGGAATCACCCACGCTTATGAAGCTGGATGCCGTAGCCTATATGAAATGGCAGAATACCTGGATGCTACAGAAGAATATTTAAAAGAAGCACTGGATTGTTATCATTCCATACATGGGGTTTATGCTACTTTAGACAATTACATAATTTTCTTTGAGCCTACATTTACGGTAATGAAAACAGTTGCTGAACCAAACCATTTTATTGGTTTATAAAAGGATATTAAATGAACACAGTAAAATCGAATTTTAGCTTAAATTCTTTTAGTGATATTGAATACCGAGCATTAAACCGATTAAAAAATGCTAAAATAGATGAAGATTTTCAGGGAGAACTAAATCTCACAATTCATAGACCCTCGTTTTGCGATTTTTGTATATCAGAGGGGCTAATACGTTTATCCACTAGCACTGAAGATCAAAAACTATTAACAATAGCTGTTTATAAAACTTATTTGCATGAACATCACCTTAAAGTCTCTGGAAATAAGCAAGAATTAATCAACCGTATTAACAACTTCGATTCTTCTTTTTTTGGAAAAAAACACTACATTTTAACAGATAAAGGAAAGGAACTGCTTTATAGCTTCTGGGATTCGCGCGAAAATCCTCCTACACCCGCGCCAGAAGAACGGCTTAAATCCAAATTGAATAAATATAATATTCCTATGTCCATTTACAATAAACACAGACAACTTTTTCCGCCCTGTTATTCTGATAATGATGTAATATGGAATATTTTTAACGATCGTATATTAGAGTATTCTTTCCAATCTAAATATACTGATTTAAGAGAAACTTATTTAAATATGGCACTACTTTTAGAAGACGATAAAATGTATGTCAAAGCATTCAGCTATTTTTGCATGACTATTTGTTTTGACATAAATGGATATTCCCGATTAAACCAACCGACTCTTATTGCATGGATTGCTAATCGCTTATTTTACCTACGCAAACACTATTCGGAAGTTCTGCCAAGTATTATCTATTCGCAATGTCTGTTCAATAAACAATATTGTTCGGAAGAAAATTTTTCAGCTCTTATTAGCGATTTAGTAACCGCTGAAAAAGCTTTTTCTAATGAAGAATGCAAAATGTTACTACAAAAATATGCTTTTTCTAATCCAACAACCGAGGAAAAGGCAATTTATGCCAATCAAAACAAGGAGGAATATTCCATGGCAAACTATGTTACGATTACAAGTGATAAAAGAAAGAAGACGGCTCTTCTATTATGTGTCTTTTTAGGGATGTTTGGAGCACATCAGTATTATGTCGGAAAGATTGGAAAGGGTATTTTATATACCTGTACCTTCGGGATATTTGGATTTGGATGGATTATTGATATTTTCAAAATAGCTCTCGGAAGCTTTCGCGATAATACCGGGGCTCCACTCCGTCAGTAATAATCAAAATTTTGATTAAGAAAGGATGATTGCCTTATGATGTATCCATTTATGACACTCAATGACAACACGGAAATTGTACATTCAGAAGCAATTGAAAAAGACGGACGCGAACAGGTAAAAGTATGTATAGAAAAACCTGTCTTCGAGGATTTTCATTCAGCTACTTGCTGGCTTCCTGATTACAAATGGGAAAAAATAAATGGCTTCTCAGAAGAGGAAATTAAATATTTTCAAGATTACCTCTCTTCTGTTGCACATATTATCATGCAACTAGCCCGCGAAGGCGGATTCGAAGGAGGAATGGATAATGCCTCGAGTTTTTAAAATCGGTGGATATATTGTATATTTCTGGGTAAATGAAAATGATCCACTGGAACCAGTGTATGTGCACGTGTGTGAAGGAGTTCCATCACCTACTGCTACTAAAATATGGATTACCAGGAACGGCGGCTGTCTGCTATGCCATAATAAATCAAAGATTCCTTCAAGGCAGCTTCGCACAATTATGCAGACTATCGAAGCACGAAGCAAAGATATTCTCGATCTTTGGTATTCAACATTCCATCAGATCAGTTACTACTGCTAATTTGATAAGCCCTTTAGAAAGGGGATGATTTCGCTTGACTTATGAAGAATTATTAACTATATCCGATTCGGAACATCTGATTGTTAAAGAGAAAAATATTCCGGGTTATGGTGGGCGAATATACAAAAATCGGATTGCTATCAACCTTTCACTTCCCACCAAGGCAGAAAAGTCCTGCATCCTGGCAGAAGAGCTTGGTCACCACTACACCACTGTTGGAAACATTCTTGATCAGAATGATGTTATGAACCGCAAGCAGGAATACAGGGCGCGGCTTTACGGATATAATCTTAAGATTGGGCTGATTGGGATTGTACAGGCCTATGAAGCTGGATGCCGGAGTTTGTATGAGATGGCTGAGTATCTGGATGCGACTGCGGAATACTTGAAAGAAGCGCTGGACTGTTATCATTCCATACATGGGGTTTATGCTACAGTTGATAATTACATTATCTTTTTTGAACCTTCATTTACAGTGATGAAAACAGTAAGTAAAACAGATTAATTCGCTCCGGCGTTTTAATAAAAAATATTATGGGAGGGTTTTATATGAGAAAGAAAAAGTCACTACTAATTTCCTTAGTTATGTGCATACTACTAGCCTTTACGCCAGTATATGCAGAAGATTTCGGAGACGGAAGTGGATTCAGCGACAATCCTACAGCCTCTATTCCAGGAACTAATTCTTCTAGTCAGAATGTCTCCGGAGCAAGTTCCGTAACCGGCGGCGGATACCGTTCAGCAATCAAATTAAAAAAGGGAAAAACAGTTACGGCATATATCTGCACTACAGAACTTGCCAAATTAAAAATTTCTGGTTCTAAATTCAAATGGACAAGCTCTAATAAAAAAGTTGCTACTGTATCCTCTAAAGGAATTGTAACTGCTAAGAAAAAAGGAAAGACTACAATCACCGCTAAAAAGGGAAAAATCACCTACAAATGTAAGCTGATTGTAGAAACGCCTAAATTGTCAAAGAAAACAGCTTCTCTATCCGTTGGTAAATCTTATCAGTTTAAGGTTTCTGGAACAAAACAAAAAATAAAATGGACTTCCAGTGATAGTTCTGTTGTGTCCATAAACTCAAAAGGGAAAGTAACTGCAAAAAAAGCTGGTACTGTTTTTATTACCGCAAAAGTTTCTACTTATGAGTTTTCGCAGTCACTGACCGTGACCACTCCTGCACCATCAAACAATAGCAATGACACAACCGTTTCAACACCAGTATTCAACCTTGGACAAACATGGACGGTTCCAGGTCAGTGGAAAATTACGATTAATTATGCTACCGAAATGTCAGAAAGGAATCCATATTCAGACAAAAATCCTGCGGCTGTATATTTAATTGATTATACTTATGAAAACATTGGATATACTGACGACATGATGGATGGTTTATTTATATCATTAGGTATAGAAAGAGTTATAGATTCTAATGGATATGCAGGATATGACTATCCAAACTCTCCTACATATTTTCCACAGTGTATTCCTGTTGGGGCTAAATGCCATGCACAGAGTTGCATTGCAGTAGACCACAAAGGGCCTTTAAAAGTGTATATTGATAATTATGCAGGAAACAGCTATACAAAATACTCTGCAATATTTAATGTTCCTATCAACTAAATAAATTTCCCAAATGTTGCCCTTATTATCGAACAAACAACGAGACATTTATTATAAAAGGTAAGATGCTAAAATTATGATGTATCCATTTATGACACTTAATGATGGCACAGAAACTACTCACTCCGAGATAAAACCAGCTAAAGCGCACTTAATCCAAGGAGCATTTGCTTTAAGCAATGCAGAAGAAGTTGCCCCTTATCCAGATGAGCTTGCTGCAATAGCAGCTTACAAGGCTGGTGATCCAGACTATCAGCCTTCAATTTCCCAGGAAGATCTGATGAAAGAGCTTGGAATTAACTAAATAAAAGAAAAACCGGCTCCTGCGCTAACAGGAACCGGCCAGCACATCCGAAGATGCACCTTATTTTCAGCAAAAATATTGTATCATCTTCGGGGCAGCCATGCAAGCGGAACCTGTGTTCTGGCTGGCTGTTATTTTTGTACTTATTTTTACATAATTATAATCGAGGTGATACCATGACCGAACAAAAATCTGATGATCTGCGCATGGGCGCACTGTATATCCGTGTCAGCACCCATGAGCAGGATGAGCTGTCTCCGGACGCGCAGAAGCGTCTGCTCCTGGACTATGCCAAGAGTAATGGGATTGTTGTCCAGAAGGACGCAGTCTTTGTGGAGAGTGTCTCTGGGCGTAATGTAAAGAAGCGAAAAGAATTCCAGCGAATGATTGCACAGGCCAAATCTCCGGAACATCCCTATGATGTGATCCTGGTGTGGAAATTCAGCCGATTTGCCCGCAACCAGGAGGAATCCATCGTTTATAAGAGTATGCTGAAAAAGGACCGTGTGGACGTGATCAGCGTGTCTGAGCCGGTTATAGATGGACCTTTCGGCAGTCTGATTGAGCGTATTATTGAATGGATGGATGAATACTACTCTATCCGCCTGTCTGGTGAAGTGCTCCGCGGCATGGGCGAAAAGGCATTAAAACAGGGGTACCAGATTTCTCCTCCCCTTGGGTATGATGCAGTCGGGGACGGAAAGCCATATAAGATCAATGAAAAGGAATTCAAAATTGTCTCTTACATCATGTCCCAGTATGATGATTACTGCCAGGACACCACTGCCATTGCCAGAAAATGTAATGATCTGGGCTACCGGACCAAGCGGGGAAATCTGTTTGAGCGGCGCAATATTGACTATATCCTGCGCAATCCCTTTTATGCCGGCATTGTAAACTGGAATGGACAGACTTTTGAGGGAACCCATGAAGCACGTTATACCACAGAGCAGCTTGACAAGCGCATCAAGCTTATGGATGCCAGACGAAGACCAGCAAAACACCGGAATGCCTCCACCTGTAAGCACTGGCTTTCCGGTCTGATCAAATGCTCCATCTGTGGCGCCACCCTCTCCTATACCGGATCCGGAGCCTGTCCTTACTTTCAGTGCTGGAAATACGCAAAGGGTTATCACAAAACCTCCGTGGCCATCTCAGTTAAGAAAATGGAGCAGCTTGTCATCGATTACCTGAAGCAGCTTCTGGATGGCGCGGATTTCCAGTATGTTCCCAAGACAACTGCGCCGGTGCAAAATGGAGAACTGGAACAGCTGAAGCAGGAACTGGCCAGACTTTCAACCAGGGAGCTGCGAATTAAGCTTGCCTATGAAAATGAGATTGATACTTTGGAAGAATACAAAGAAAACAAGATAAGACTGCAGAAACAAAGGGAATCTCTTTTAGAGAATATCAAGGAACTGGAAACACAAAAACCAGAAGATCCATCCAGGGATAATGTCCTTTCACAGATTCGAAGTGTGTATGATGTTCTCCTGGATCCTGCTGCCGAAAGTAGTACAAAAGGGAACTTTATTCGAACTATAGTCGATCAGATTGTATTTGACAAAGAGGCTGAAATGGTGTATTTTGATATTATCATCTAAAACATATCAATTTTTCACTGGTTACGATTGTACTATTTCTTAATTCAGATTTAACTCTTTTCCAAAAAACAAGTGAATTTTATCTATTATAGGGTATCGGACTCCGGTGGCCCGGATGGAGAAATCGGTGCTTCTATGCGCTATCTCTCCCAGCGCTTTACCATGCCGAACCGAACCTCTGCAGCTGTGCTTAATGATATCGGTACTGAAGAACTGGCGCATCTGGAGATGGTTTCCACCATGGTTCACCAGCTTACCCGTGACCTCACTATGGAAGAAATTGAGAATTCCGGGCTGGGACCATATTATATTGACCACACAGTTGGCGTGTGGCCACAGGCAGCAGGGGGTGTTCCATTTAATGCCTGCGAATTCCAGAGTAAAGGTGATCCAATCACGGATCTATTTGAAGACCTTGCAGCAGAACAGAAAGCACGCTCCACTTATGACAATATTCTCCGTGTAGTACGAAATATCCCGGAAGTTGCTGATCCTATCCGTTTCCTGCGTGCAAGGGAAGTGGTACATTTCCAGCGATTTGGTGAAGCACTTCGCTCCATCCAGGAACAGTTGGATGCTAAAAACTTCTACGCTTTCAATCCAGGCTTTGACAATCCCTGCTCTGCAAGCTGTGCACCTGAAGCAAAATAG